ACTTCAGTACCGCCACCTGTTTCACCCGGAGTTGCTGTGAACAATGCTAGGTATAAAGTTGTAGGTGCTGTGTAAGCTGCTGCGCCAAATACATGGTCTAAGATTTCTGTTTCTAAAAAGTTTGAAAATGACATTTATTTCTCCTATTGAGGACTAACCTTGTCCTCTGATTTTAAGTTTTAAGCCTGAGCCACTAAATCTAGCGTTCTCAGATACTTCGTTTAGTCTAGCAACAGAGGCTGAATACATCTGCGCCCAAACTGCTATTCTCTCGTCTTCGCCTAGATACGGTGCTGAATGTAGTAGTGCGCCATAAAGGTACACATCAGGTGCTTCTAGTAAAAGCCAATTATCGCTATTACTTGAACTAAGAGCTGTTGTCTTAGCATAGTAAAGTAATTCTGTATTCACAGTCGAAGATGGTGTTGGGTAGAACTGAAATTGACTATCTGCGTGTGTGTAATGTGTTGGTGTGCCAATAGCATCATTATTAGATGCTCTCTTGTCTGCCATTGCTGCTCTTGAGATTAAATCAAGTGGTGATGTTCCGTTGTCTGTGACGTGAAATCTTATAGTCTCCATCCAATCAGCAGGAATCTGTGAATATTCATCACCACCACTCTGTTGACCACTTGCTCTAGTCTCCATCTTCCAATGTCGAATATCTCTGTTAATCTGTGCTTCTGACAATGCGATGAAGTTCTCGATAGCCGATGTTAAATCGTCTCTGTTTAAGAAGTCCGCTATTGCAGTCTTTAATGTAGTAAACGTATTTATAGCCATAGTTTCATTATATCCCTATTACTTGAACTTTTGGTACTTATTTTTGTATGCTGATTTCATACCTTTCTTGATAATAGAATCACTGAAATGCTTTAAAGATTTTTTACCACCTTCATGCTTAGTGATAGCTTTAATCATCTTGTACATGTTCTTATCTGATAGTTTATCAGTAGCGCCTATACCAACATCTCTAGCAACATCCTTAATGTAAGACTTAGTGTCGTTCTCTTTGCCGTTTGGAGCGTACTTATTAAGAATCTTAGTGATTGTGTCAAGTCCACGCTTACGCTTGTTAGTTAGGTCTCTAGTCAATGCTCTGATGCCGTTCTCAGGCTTATCAAACACTACGAACTCACCCTCTGCTACAGTACCACCTGATTCAGTGCCTGTCATGCCGTTCCACTTAATGCCGAAGTCTTTAATGTTGCCAGGATTGTTGCTACGAACATTTCGTACAACTTTAGGTTTTTTAACACCGTCAAGTACACCGTTCATAGGCTTTTCTACTTTCTTCTTAACACTTAATAGACCTTCACCTTCTTCTGCTTGAGATTGCTCAATAGCCAATAATCCACCACTTACGCCCACAGTTTTCTTAGCTACTGATGTTGAGCCATACATTGACTGACCACCTTTAATGCTTGTTTTTAACTCAGGAGTAATGTCTATGTAGTTTACTTCTGCTTTCTTGTAGCCACTATCTGACTCTTCAACACCTATATTAGTCTTGCCTGTTTGTGAGCCATGTTTCTTAGCTAGTTTATTAGCAATGCCAGGAATCTTCTTATCATAAGTGTTTTCATATAACTCTCTGTATCTTTCAGAGTATAAGTCAACCTGTTGTTGTGAATTAGTCCATGCAACTCTATCGTAACCTTCATCTGATGCTATCTTCATAGCACGTTTAAACGCCATCTCTTGCCACTTGTCATTTTTCAGAGGAGCGTTAGGCACTCCACCCTGTAGTTTGTTGCTTTCTGTTCTAAGTGCTGTGCCTCTGTTTACGTATTCTTTGACCTCACCCATAAGTGTGTCAAACACCTTGAAATCATTAACAGGTAGCGACATAGCCAACTCAGTCCATCGAACAACAGGATTATCGTCTCTAGTCTTTATAGAGCCAATAAGCTCATCGTTCTTAAATATACTAGCATCATCCGAACCTTCTCTAAAGTTAAGTCCAACCTCTTTAGCCTTCTTCTCATAGACTATATATTCATCATCGTGTAGCTTAATCTTCTCTGCAACAGCTTGTTGCTCAAGTTTAGTTTCCTTGGTGTCATAACCATCCTTACGACCTTTTTGATGCCAATCTGACTGTAACTCTTCAATAAACAGAACCTTGTTACCATCTACATCTGTTTTATCAGATACACGTAAATGACCTACTACGTTATCCTCTTCAAAATGACCGCCTCTGTAATCATCACCACCTAAAGGTTTAGATGTAATAGGAATCTCTCTGTATGTTCCAACATCTAGTCCTGGTTGGGTGTAATCAGAATACTTTGTGGTTGATGAAGCACTATAGCCAATATCATTATCATAGGCATACTCCCTTATCTGAATGTTAGCTTCGTTAATACTGTAAACACCACCACCATTAATATGTTGACCATCAGGTCCTGTAATCATTATGCCTACATCTTCATTACCTACTGCGGTAAAGTCCTTTCCATCAATGCCTACGTTCCACTCGTAATAAGGGTTTTCTAGGTACTCCTCGTTTTTCATTTCGTAAACAGCATCTCTAAAATCATTATCTAAGTTGTTTGGTATTAAATCAACATCTTTCTCTTTTATAGCATTATCAATTGGTTTATACCAACTAGGAATATTCTCATCAACAATATTTCCATCCACATCAAATACACCTGCTTTTACAGGATATCTTTCTGTGTTTAACTTATTCATATTTAAAATAATAGATTTCTGATTTTCGTGATACACATCACCTTGTGGAATTTTATAATCAAAAAACTCATCAACCTCATATTCTAGGTTTTCGCTTTCCATAACTTCAAAATTAGCATTATCGAAGGCATCGTCAGTGTAGTTATCTGAGGGGTCCTCTAATTGAAGTTGCTCAAGTTGTTCTCCCGCCTCATCTGAACTACCAACATGCTGTGTCTCATCTAGATTAGTCTTGTTGCTGTCCATGTGAGCTAGTAAGCCTGTCTTAGTAACACGCTCATCATTTGCTTTAGCAGTCTGTAGATAACCAAGTAATCCTGTATCTTGCATCTCATCTGCGGTTACACCATTCTTCTTCATAAACCTTTGAACGTCATTAGGAAGGTTTGTCTCTTGCTTTAATTTGTTTAATACGTTCTCTGCTTCTGAGTAAAAGCCTAGTTGGTCAACACCTGTGCTTGCGTCAACACCAGGAGCAACCATACTTTTTTCTACAGGCGCTTCTAAGCCAGGGAACTTATCCATAAACCTAGACATTGCTTGTGGGTCAGTTAATGCACTCTTAGTTGCTTTAGCCAAACTATACAAAGCAGGAACAGACATACCAAGTGTTAATTCCTCGCCCATATTCTTTAATCGAGCAACGAATCTTTCCTCAGCACTAGCATCATCGCCAACCTTAGAACCCATTAGTTCAGTAACAGCATTCTTGTATTCTGTAGTGTTGATTAAGTCAGAGATATTACCTTCAGTTACATCAAGTGTTCCACCAGGCATACTGACTGCAATAGACTCTTTTAAGAACCTAGTGAACTTACTAGCACTATTAGCATTACCCATTACCTTAGCAAGACCTGCGTAACCACCAACTAACTGAGAACCAAACTTGGTTAGGTTGTAAGCTGTGCTGTCTTCAAATTCTTTCTGTTGCTCTTCTGAATATCCGCCACCGATAATCTGTGCGTCTTTCGGGTCAATCACATTGTCATAACCTAACTTATTAGAGCCATAGTTAAGGGCATCAACACCTAGGTCGATAGTTCCTTGTGGTAAATCGTGTAGTAATCCTTGTGTAGCGCCTCTAGTAAGATTCAAGAACAAGTCTTTAGCCTCTTGATTTCTAGGATGGCTCTCGTTCATTAGAATAGCGGGTGTAGTGTTACCAAGCATAGGTAACACCTTATCTACTATATCTTCACCAACACCCATAATCTTAGCAATAGTTTGCTTAGTGTTGAATGTACTCTCAGCACCTTCATTCCAAAAGTCAGTAGCAGTTGGGTCAGGTTTGAATGTAGGCTCTTGAGGAATCACATTAGGTGTAGTTCCGTTTAGAGCGTACATTTGCTCCATAGAGTTGTCTGCTCTCTCACCTACTGAGTCTTGCATCATTAGTCCGTCTAATGTGTCTTGGCGTTGCTGATTCAAGTCATAGTCTGATTGACCAAAGCTATCTGCTGATACTTGCTCACCAAAGTCATTAGTATTGTCGTTCATCAGTTTGTTTACTGACTCATTAACATTGTTTATCTGAGAGCGATTCTCTGCTAATACATCACTCATACCTAAACTACCCATAGCCTTTTCAAACTGTAGGTCGGTCAATGCTTTGCCTTCTTTCTTAAACATTGCTAACATTTCCATCGCTTGAGATGGGTCTGCGTTAGGTGTTAAGTCTTGGAATGTGCCTGAATCTCTTTGTGCAAGTCTCTCGCCACCTTTGTATCCACTCATAACATTACGAGCATCAGTGTAGTCTGTCTGTTCAGGAGACCATGGTGAAATAGTTGATTGTTGGTTCTGAGCCATTGACTCTTGACTGCCTGGCATGAATGATGATTGTGGTACAGGTTGCATCATTTGTGGTGAAGGCTGTACAACTTGTTGTCTTCCTAAGTCAATAGACTCTGTTGGCATCTCAGGTTGTAACAATCCTTGAGCATTGTCAGGGATATTAAATGAATTTGCTTTAGTGTGTCCTTGATGTAGAGGCATTCTTACGTCTACTTGATAGGCATTACCCATATCATCGAATCTTGTCTCCATCAACTTGTCATCAGGTGCGCCTACAAAGCCACCACCTGTTAAATTAACACCCTCTTGACTTAGTAAAGCATCGAATAAACCCATGAATAAGACCTAAATATGACAAATATAGGCGCTATCTTACCATATCACACAATGCCCTTTACGTTTCTTTTAATTGACTTACCCCATGACTCTGCCATAGGTCTGTAGCCGATTGCTAGGTATCTGAAAGCGTCTGCTGCATGTGATGACCAATCATGTCTCGGTCTTGAGCGCCAAGTCTTACCGTTCTCATCATAATCTCTTGAATAGTTAATCAGACAGTCAACACCCTTCTCACACTTAACCTCATCGAACCAACATTTGTCTAGCATTGAACGCACTGCCTGAATACCATCATCAACCATAAGCATAGGAGCAATCTCTACGTTCCTAATGCCTAGGTTATCTAATACCTCTAGCCTTGACTTACCTGAGCCTAGTTCTCTCACTCTAACGTCATGTGGCAAGATGTGCTGTTCATAGATATAGCCTTTCTCTTGTAGTATGCGAGCGTAGTGGTCTAATCCTACACCTGATGCTTCGTAATAATCAATGATGTGTATCTCTGCGCCTATGTATTGAGCAAACCATATAGCAGTTGAATCACCTACACCTAAATCCCATGCTGTAATGACAGGCTTATCTCTACTGTATCTAACCTTACCGATTCTGTCTTCATCTCTAGCCCTACGCATCTCTGTCGTATAGTAAGAGCCTTCACTAAATATTAAGAACCCACCTTCCCAAATATGGTCATACATATCAGGACGCTTCTTCTTGTCTTCTAGTCTTTGCTCTTCCAACACACTAGGAAACCAAGGATTGTCTGAGTAGTTTATTTCACATATATGCGCATTATCAGGAGTATTTACTCTAAAGCGTTCATGGGTTGCGCTGTACTTGGATTCAGGGTTGTAACTAATCCACACTTCTGAGCCTTCTTCACGCACAGTTGGGATAAGCTTCATGTATGCCATATCACTTACTCCCTCTGCTTCATCCACCCACGCCAACAATATACGAGCCTTAGACTTAATAGCATCAAGTGAGCGTCTTAGTCCTACAAATGTATATGAGATGCGACCATCTTTAGACCTGATGTACTTTTCGCCCACTTCATAGTAAGCCTCTAACCAAGGAACTGACCTAATTGCTGTTTTAATCTCTTCTAGTGATGAATCTTCTAATGAGTTCATAAACTCACGACCACATAGTATCTGTCCTGACCTACCTTCTCTGCCCCACTCATAACCACGTATAGCTGTCATCAATGCAAAGGTTCTTGTCTTACCTGAGCCACGTCCACCGTAAGCAATGCGATATCTAGCATCACCTACAAATAAAGGTTTTAGTTTAGGCGGTACTTTAATTTGTGCTTTTAGCTTTTCTGTAGTCATTAGTACATGTGTTTAAGTTGAAACCTCGTTGTTAGCTTTTTAAAAACAAAGTTTTTCTCTGTAAATTCAATGTCGCAATCTTTAAAAGGTATAAGGTATGCCAAAACATCACCTGCCTTTATAACTATTGTTGTTTCTTTATCTTTAGGAATATCTATAAAAGAGATTAAATTTAACTCTTGTTGTTTTCCATATTTTTCATTTATTATTCCCATAGGAATAAAACACCCTGAATTGTTGTGATAAGTTGGGTCTGTCAACATATACCCAAAATCCGATGTTTTTAATCTAACATGAATTTCAAATTTTAGCGATATTTTATCTTTAAAAAAAATGTTATCTTCTTGGTAAAACTGACTCTTCTCGTGTCCTGATATTGTTATTATTGAAGGGTCAGCTATATTGTAATAATACTCACCACTTTTGTTAATGGTAATAATAATTTCTGTTGGTGACTTTACTAATATAGTTTGCTTAAAAAGACCAAGTATTCCAGGACAAGTCTTTGCTGTTGCGCCATCACCATTACTAGGAACAATATTAAAACCACTTAAATTTTGTATCTGCTGATGTTTAATTGATTCAATATTATCTTTATATTCATCAACTCTAGCTTTCATCTTACTCCACCAACAAGAAGAAGTTGGTTTTGCTTTGACTAATATAGTTTTTATTAACTCTTCTGCTATATCTTTTGTATTTCGACTTTCATCAATAAATCTATAGTTTAATTTACTTTTCTTCTTCAGCATCTTCATAATCATCCTCACCATAAGCTACAATTTCAATAACTGTTGGCATAATTGAGCCATCGCTTGACATTATGTCTGTTGCACTCTTAGGAATCATCCCATGATTAACACCTAATAATAGTCCTGCTGTCTTCTCTTTGAGTGTTCCATTTAGCGCACCATTGATAAGACTTCTGCCTTGTGATGTCATTAATCCCCTGACGGTGTGGGAAAAATCAGGATAATGCTTCTCCCATTCATAGATAGTAGACTTGTCTACACCTAGTTCCATAGCCAATCCT